TACTACTGCCATTAATCTAAAAAGAAACTTCTAGCTTCTATCTCCTGTTTTAATTCTTCTTGAAATGTAGTGTTTAATTTCTCTAATACTGCATCTAAATCTCTAACTAAAGACTGTGCTACATCTTCCTCATACTCTGAGCTTGCTCTAGTTAATGTTTGTACTATTTTTGCCATTATATTCCTAACATATTTTTTAACACATTATATCTATTTCGTTCTGCATCAGAAATATTTCCTGACTGTAATTTTTGTAGTAATAATATATATTCATCATAGTTAGCCCCTTGGCTTTCTAATGATGCTAATCCTTCTCCTTCACCTTTACCATCTTGATTAAAATTGTTTGTATTAGATTTTGTATTAGATTTGGTATTATTACCAAAATTAATACCTTTATTAAAATCACTAAATTTACCTGTTAAATTATCAGTAAAAGATTCAATTACATTTTTATCGGTTAAACCAAAATCTGTTGCAAGTTTACCTATGTTAGATAATGTATTATAACCTTTAGCAAGTCCAGCTATTTTACCTCCAAACAAACCACCTGTAGCTGCCATTAAAGCTAAATCAAGTATACCAAAATTTTTTTGTTGGGGTGCAAAACTTGTTGTAAAAGTTTTTGGATCAAAAGGATTAATACCTTGTTTAGCAACTCTAGAATCAAATATACTAATTCCTTTTTTATTTAATGCATCTATTGTTTTTGCTCTAGCAATTTTATCTTTATAAGTAGTTTTAACGTTTATTGGATTACCAAATTTATCCTCACCTACTGTAACTGTTGGAGGCGGTGTATTATATTGAGTTGATATATAAGTTTCTCTAGCATCTTTATCTCCACCCGTATTATTATTACCACCCATATTTGAGTTAGAACCATGTCCTGGATCGTTTTCATGTCCTGCATCAGGTCCATAGTATCCTGGTCGACTACCATCTCTTGTTGGAGTTACTAACATAGATCCAGCATTACTTCCCATAATACCACCAACTCTTTGACCCATTGCATACATCTGTCTAGCTTGTTGTAATCGTGTAATAGCCATTATCGTCTTCCTCCAGCATGTATATCTAACCTAAAAGTTCCTAATTTCCAACTAGTATCCACCGCTGTGTTAGATATTGTGAGAGCTACCGCTCTAGCTCTTGCACGTGTATCTACTTTAGTTGTAGATGATGTAATTGTAAATGGTCCTAAAGATGAACTAGCTGCTGTGTTATTTGGATAATTTCTTAAATCTAATTGTATTATAGAGCTACCTTGTTGATTAATAAAATCAGGTATAATTCTACTAACTCGCATAATATTTTCACCATCACCCCTAAGATCACCTAAATTAGTTGCAGCTCCTCTTACAACTTTTTGTGTAATATCATAATCTCCAGAAGTTATATTAGCCGGAATAGCTGTTGTTACTCCTAGTCTTACTTGGTTAACTCCTGTTTCATGTTCATAGTAATATGAAATTCCGTCTGTGTTTCCTGTTACATCAAAAGATGTATCGGTGCTAGCGTCGTATTGCGTTGCGTGTGGTAAACCAAATACAGCAGAATCTTGCCATGTCGTTCTAATAAACAAAGGACTTGCATTTACAAACCATATAGGTCGTTTAGAAGTTGAATCTAAATAACTATATGTAACTGATTGTGTATTTACATTAGAATTAGCCTCTGGATAAAACCAGGTTACTTCACCAAACAAGTTATTTATACCTGCATAAACCATTTGATTAGATGTTGTATTTAAGTTGTCATAAACATAGTCTTCAACCAAACAGTCCATAGATTCTAGTTTACCTGTGTATCTAAAGAAACCATTATCAGACATCCAATACGCAGCACCGTCAACCTCAACCGCTGCATTTTTACCTATTAATCCACAGTTAGTACCAACTTGTTCAAAGGCAAAAGTAAAAGGTTGACCCACAAAACGCATGGTAAATAATGAGGTATCTGACCAAACATAAATTGTATTTCTACCTAACTTAGCTCCTATGATCCGTGATCCGGCAGCCAGTCTTTGTGTACCAGCACTATTCTCAGCTGTAGGTGTGTAGTCTGTAATATCTTCTTGAGAAGAGAATCTTATAAACATTTCATCTTGCGTTGACTTATCACCTATAGTTGTTTCTGTTCCAAAAAATACTAAGTGACGATCGGGAGTAGATACTAACATATCTCTAGATGCAGTTGGTGCACCTGTAATAATTGTTGCTCTAGTGTTTGTAGCATTTGTAGCATCTGAATCCCATTGAAAACATTCGCCGTTAAATATTAAAGCAATAAGAGTGCTACCTAAATTATCTAAAGACCACATACCAGGCTCAGCAACTGTGTCTGTATTAGCAGATGATTGACCCCAACCAGAAAACTCACTGTAATCAGTTACAGTATCACCACTACTGTGAGCAGCTCTAGTTGTTCCTCGTACAGCTCTTGTAATACCAGTTAGATCATTTCCAGATACGCCTGTATAAGAAATTTCTTCAGTGCCTACTTGAATAAAATTTGTGCCTGATGTTGGAAAATTAAGTGTAGATGTTAAAGTAATACTAGTTCCTGATCCACCAGTACCATTAGCGTCATTTAATAATGCACCATTTAAAGTTGTTGTTTGAGGAGCAGTTGACGTTCCACCCCATTGAGATATACCCCATCCAAAAACCCCAACTTGTTCTGCTGGACCTACATGATAATATTGAAAAAAAGTTATGCCTCCAGAAGTTGTAGCTCCTGCTCCACCTTCATTACCGTCCATTGTAATGGTTATAGTAGTAGAGGAAGGCACGCTTGTTACCATAAATTTTTTATTACAAAAATCTGCAGCGCCAAAATTAGACCCTGTGATAGAGCTAAATGTAACTGTGTCACCAAACAAAATAATGTCGCCAGCTTGAAAACTGTGATTAGTTGGAAATGTAATAGTTACCGTGGGTGATCCATTAGACGTGCTAAATGCATTTGTAAGAGCTGTGCCTGATGGATTAACTAATGGGTGTATATCATAATACACCTCTCCAGTGTATGCATATAAAATTCTATTTGTGCCAATGATTGCATATTTAATACCTTCTTTATTAACCATGTGATGCAAACCTCTAGCTGCACCAGTTAATTGACTATCTCCTAATTGAGCCCAACCACCTATTTTTTCAGGTGTACCATATCTAAAACGTACATTTTCTCCCCCTGTCCATTGTGATTCAGCTCCAGTGGGTGTAACTTGTTTATTAAATCCGGGTAAAAATCCTAGTTTCTGTAGCATAATTATATACTATATACAGTTTATTTGTTAAAAAATGAAGAGTAATATTACAATTTTAATTCACTTAAAGTATTATCTGAACCTAATATTCCTTTATAAAAAGTATTAAAAGCAAGACTTATTCTAGTATCGTGACTTTTTTTGGTATCTACTCGATGAACTAATGATGACGGAAACATTATTAACTGGCCTGTTTTTACAGGAAGCCACCATGTATCTGAATTCCAAATATTATATTTATCTATCTCGGGTTTAATCTGTTGATATTCTTTTGGACATGTAAACTTAATACTATCATTTTTATTATCTGCGTTTAAATAAAACACACCCGATATAATTGAATTTGGATGAGCATGAGGATGGTGATGTTCACCTTGTTCCATATAATTTATCCAAGATTGAGTTACACATAACTCAACCTTATGTTTAGGCGATATAATTTTATCTAAATAGTTTTTACAGTTTTTATCTATAAAATTTTTTATATTTTTTAATTCAGGTTTATTTAAAATATAGGTATCTTTTGTAAAAGAGTTAAAGTTTTTATTTGTCTTGTTTTTTTGATTATCAACAAAACTTAATTCTTTGTTTGTAAATGGTCTATTTATTTCTGAAATATATACAGGAGTTGGAAATAAATTATGTGTATTATATTTCATCCCACGCTGTTGTATCAACATTCCAAACGTGAGTATCTGCATTAACATTTAAATGAGAAGCTTTTCCATACCATTTTTGTTCATCTTCTTTCCATTTAATGTAATAAGGAGCTTTATCAGGGTGTGTGCCTTCAACTTCTCCAGCATCATTTGTTATATCTTGTCCCGCTAAAGGATTGTCATATTCTGTAATTGATGGATAAGCTACCGGTGCTTTCCAACTAAAATCTTCATTACTTAAATGCCATGAAGCGTAAGGTTGTGGTTCTATAAATCTATCAGCAGTTTCTAAATAAACTCCTCCAAGCCCTGTAGCTTGATTTCTAAAATTATTATTGTATGAATATTGTTTCCACACATTTTTTTCTTCAGAATACATATGTTTGTATAGATTTTTTACATATGTCTCACCGTCTATGTGCATATCGTTTACTCCTAACGGACCATCTGAAGTAGGTACATCATTAGAAACAACAATACACTCTTGTACTTGCCATTCTAACTCTCCACTAAATGGATTTGGTTGTTTCTCTAATCTTGCAAAATGTGCCATAATAATTCTCCTTATATAATATTTAAAAATGCGTGTAAATCATTTTTTACCTTTAAAAAACGCCGGTAGACCAAGCATGGGTCGGTCATCAAATATAACAGCATTCTTAGTTTTTTTGTTATAGTGTAAAAATACTTGTGCACAGTCGGCTCCCGTAAAAGGTTTTCTCCAGTGTTCTAAATCACATCCTTTGTATATCAACATATCTCCTGGATTCAAATCTATTTTAACTCCTTTTTTGCCTTCTTTTCCTGTAGGTTCTAAATAGATAGGCCAATTTTGACCTCCTAAATTTAAAGTCGTAGATATATCACAGGCCATTCTATCTTTATGTCTTTTTAAAACATCACCTTTCTTATATATTCGTCCATAAGAATAATTAGGATGCAGTTTTAAACCTGTTTCTTTTTCCATAATGGGCTTGATGTGCTGTAATAAAGTTTCAAATACAGTATCAGAATATATACAAAACGTTTTAGGGACTTGAGTATCACCAAAAGAACCAAATAATTTTTCTTCTGGATTAATGTATCTATGATGTATTAAAACATGAGTTAAATACCTTCTGTTTAAAAAATAATTAAATAAAAAAGTACAAAAATTTTTATCTAAAACTTTCTTTAAAACTTTATATTTATTTTTTTTAAAACTCATTTTATATCTTTATTGTAATAATTTAAATTAATTACTAACCTATTTTTTTCATCTGTGCAAGTGGTTCCTGTATGTTCATAACGTCCGTCAAAAATAACTACTCTATTTTCTCGACTTAATATTTCTCTACCATTTTTAAAAATAGTTTTACCATTATTGGTATTAACATAATAAATGGCTGTCCACCATTTATGGTTCCAATCAAAATCAGTATGGTGATCAAATTTTTTAATATTTTTAGTCCGCAATAAAAGATTAGCTTTTATTCTAGCTATTGCTGTAGCATTTAATTTTTTTATTAAAGGATCTAACATATTACAAAAATCAGAGTTTGTTCCTCCTGTTTGATAAAACAAATGTGAAAATTGAAATTCATCTTCTTTATTATTTTCAGTAACACAACTAAGTACCAAGGAAAATAACCGCTGTTCATAGTATCATTTATTTTATTAAAACTTTCCCAATCTAAAAAATGATCATATATAAAAATATCTTTCATTTTTATTTAAAACTATATCCTAAATTCCACACGACTAAAGAATATCTAGTGCCTCGTGTAATGGGTGTAACTCTATGCCAAGTATCTGAAGGAAAAACTATTAAACTTCCTTTACCTCCTATTTCTTTTACCCTATGGGGTTTACATTTTTTTACATCTTGATGATCTCTAAAATCAAATTCAAAATGTCCTCCTTTATAATCTTTAGGATCCGATAAATTTATAGTCATAGATATTTTTCTAAGTTTATTATGTGTATTTAAATTATTAGGAGTGTCATACGGTAAACTAGTATCTATGTGCCAGTTATAAAATTGATTGGGTCAATACATGGTAAACTGAGCGGGCTCTGTCCAATCCCATTCAAAGTTCCATCCTGCTTCTTTA